AGATGGAGCCGTAAATTCAGTAAAAGGAGCGGTATCAAATATTGAAAATGCGGCGAAAGAAGAAGTAGGAAAGCTAAAAAAATAAATAAAATTTATTTAAAAAAAAGTAATTCGTATTTCAAAGCTTGGTGATACTTATAAGTAATTAAAATGGTTGCCAATGATTAATCCTAACGTTGCATGGCATAAGTACCTTAATAGTTCTAATCCAATTATTAATAAGTACTTAAATAATTTTGGAGATGAATTTTTCCAACAAACATTTCAACGATTATTACTGGCAATTAAATCAAAAAAATCTCACATAATCTTATTTCGTTTTAAAGACTCTGATATAATTTCTAAAATATATCAAAAAGATTATATTCCTGCATTAGAATTACTATTAAATTTATGCATTCGTTTAGAAAAATACGAAATGTGCAGAGATATACATGCTCAATTAAAACTTATTAAATTAAAAAAAGCTAGAGGTAATCCCTCTAAAGAAAAAGTTACAATGGTACATAACATATAAATCGGTATTATGGCTAGGAAAAAAATCAATGAAGGCAAAGAAGAAGTTTCAGTAGAAGTAATGAAAGAATATAAATTATCTTACCCAAAAACAATTAAAAAAATAAAATTTAAAACATATAATCAAAAAAGATTTTACAAAGCAATAGAGCATCCTAACCATAACATCATAATGGGACATGCTTTGGCAGGGGCAGGAAAAACATACATATCAATACAAAAAGGTTTAGAGTTATTATTACATCGTTTGTCAAATATTGAAAAATTAATTATTATCAATCCAACGGTTGATGTTGGCAGTGAAGATAAGTTAGGACATTTGCCGGGTGATTTAATGGAAAAAATAGCCGTACATAATGAATCATCTTTATTTATAATGCATAAAATAATCGGGCCGGTTGAAACTAAAAAATTGATTGAACAGGGTAAGATTGAATTTAAAGTATTAAATTTTCTTAGAGGTATAAATTTCGAAAAGAGTTATATTATTTTAGATGAAGCACAAAACGCATCACCACAACAATTAAAAACTTTAATTACTCGTATTTCGGATGATGCTAAATTGGTTATTGAAGGTGACCTTTCTCAATGTGATAAATACAAAAACAATGGTTCACCTGCTTATACAAAAAGCGGATTCTTTGATGTGTGGAAACGATTGGGTAAATTGAAAGGAGTTTATCAGATTGAATTTACAAAAGAAGATTGTATTCGTTCTGGTATTGTTAAAAGAGTATTGGAAAGATATGAATTAGAAGAACAAATATTGTTAGGAGAAAATAATCAATATGAGCTAGATTTTAGTTATAATCCATTTGCAACCGAAGAAGAAGGTGTTGAAAATGAAGAAGTTATAACTAATTGATTATCAATAACTTATAAAAGGGGACGTAACTTGTTGATTTTCAATGGGTTATTTCCCCTCTTTTATTTGGTAATCTGAGATATTTTTCGTATCTTTATTATATAAAGAAAGAGAGATATGAATAGTGTAAAGCAAATAGTGTGGATTGATATGGATGGAGTTCTGGTGGACTTCGCAAAGCAAGTAGAAATTGTTACCAATCGTAGCCCACATTTAAAAGTAGAATACGAAGGTAGATATGACCACATACCAGGTATATTCAGAAACCCTCCACCAATCGAAGGAGCTATTGAAGCAGTTAGAAAACTAGCAGAAAGTGGTAAGTATGAATTGTATATAGCAACTGCGGCACCTTGGGGAAATCCATCTTCAGCTATGGATAAGAGATATTGGATTGAAGAACACTTCGGAGATTTGTTCCGTAAGAAAATGGTAGTTACTCATTTAAAAAATATGTTGAAAGGTGATTATCTAATCGATGATAGAACCGCTAATGGAGCCGGAGAATTTGAAGGTGAACTATTACGATTCGGTTGGGCATATGAAACCGAAGAATGGAACAAATATCCAACTTGGAATTCTATATTAGAAAAATTGTTATAATGAAAAAATTAATACCCCTTTTACTTTTATTATCAGCCTGTACAAAAGAAGATGAATATATTCCACAAAAAGAATATACAGTTACAATTGATTCCGTATTAACTCAAAACGGCTTAAGGAGTTTACCAAAAGACCAAAATGGATTTTATCATTTAAAGATTACATCTATTGGTACACCTCAATCACATAGAGTTACTGGTAGAATTTTAGTTAATGGCAAAGAACCATATCCCAACGAAAACGTAAACTTTGAAAGTAATCTTTATTGGTGGTTAAGACGTGGTGATGAAATTGTAACTATTACCAAAACGTATATAAACTATTTTACAGGACAATTTACAATAGTTAATTTACCAACATTGATATCAAATAAAGATGAATTAGTGCCTACTACAAATAGTTCATCTTATAGTGGTAAAGGTGGTGAGATAAATACAATAATATCTCCAATTAGGGAAATGATTGGTGACACACTCGTTTTAAAAACATCACATTCAATATCCAATAAAAATATATACACTAAAATAGTTTTAGACTGATGAGAAAGAAAGAAGTTAAATTACCAATGACACCAATTACTGAAGCAACCTTTATAAGACAGGGTTGGACAAAAATTGTAGGTGGTGATGGTATTGGAGAAGATGGTGAAGGCGAAGATGGACATTATTATTGGACACTAGCAATTCCAAAATATAGAAACGATGAATTTTCACCACAACTAATATCCAATTCAACAGATGAACAATTAATGCTTAAAGAAATTGGATTAAAGAAAGGTCAGTTTTTTATTGAAATGATGGATATGGATGGGTTGGGGTGGTGTGGTAGCGAGGAAGAACTTGATGTATTATATTCAGCCCTATGTGGTGAGGATATTGAAGAAAATTTGGAAAATTAAAAATAAATTAGTATATTTGTATTATGAAAAATTATAACGAAAAACAATTGGAAGAAAATTACGAAAAGTTTTTAAACTTAGTTCGTAAGGCGTGTAGTGCTAATCCTGAGAGATTGGAAAAATTATTAACAATGTATTCTATGGACGAATTAGGTCCTAATTTAATTATATCACCAGCTAGTGGTAATTTAAATTATCATAATGCATATGAAGGTGGATATATAGACCACATTTTAAATGTTTGTAAAAATTCACTTCGTATGAAAAAATTATATGAAGAAGCGGGTGGTAGTATAGATTTTACCGATGACCAATTATTGTTTGCGGCACTTCATCATGATTTAGGTAAGTTGGGTATTAAAGATGAATTACATTATGTACCAAACGATTCAAAGTGGCATATTGATAATAGAGGCGAACTATACAAACGAAATGAAAATATTCCGTTTATGTCTATTACCGATAGAACGTTTTTTACTTTAAATCATTATGGTATTCAATATAGTGAAAATGAATATTTTGGTATTAAACTTACAGATGGTTTATATGACGATGATAATGAAAAGTATTTCAAAACATATGATACTTCAAAATATCTTCGTTCTAAAATCCAATACATACTACATTGGGCAGACCATATGAGTACAATTATTGAAAGACAGACGGCATAAATTTTAATTTGATTATATTTATGAACTGATAGAGCTGGCCAGCATATCAGCGTATCATCCAAAAGGAGATACAAACTAACGCTTAAAAAAAGGTAAAATTATGAAAAATCAAATTCATCCGGGATTCCCTAACCCAGCATTTAGGGACGAGTTCTTCTCACCATTAGATACTTTATTCGATAAAGTATTTTCAGAATCATTTCCTCAATTATCAAAGGAAATTGGTATTAACCCATTCCAACAAAACGCTTATCCAAAATGTGACATCATTAATTTTGATGACCGTATTGAGATTGTAGCAGAAGTTCCAGGATTAACCAAAGAACAAATTACCATTGATGTAGATGGTGATGTGATTACACTAAAAGGAGAAAAATCAAGTAAAGCAACCGAAAAAGAAGGTGGCGTATATCTTCGTAGAGAAGTTAAACGTTCATCATTCGTAAGAAGTTTTACAGCTGATTCTAAAATCTTCGATTTAGATAAAGTAAAAGCATCGTTTGCAGATGGTGTATTGGAATTACAAATACCAAAGAGAGAACCCGAAAAACCAAAGAAACGAACGGTTTCAATTGGTTAATTTATTCTAAACAACAAACTAACAATAATGGGGGTGGTTAATTTCACCCTCATTTTTATTTTGAGTATATTTATATATACAATTTAAAAAAACAAATTATGAAACCAGAATACAAAATGAGAGCTCAAGAGCATTTGGAAGCTATCACTAAAAGAGCTAAAGTTATTGCTGAAATGTTAAAAGGTGAAAGACCTGCAGACCAAGCACAAGCAATTAAGTTATCAAATGAAATCGAAAGATTAGTAGAACTAACAACAAACATCGTAGATTTATCGTAATATGAATTGGTTAAAGTATTTAGTTGGATTATCAGCAATCATTGTTGCAGGATGTGCAGCCTACTTTTCTGTAACAGGTTTAGGTGTTCTATTTGCCGGTGCATCACTATCAGTAATGGTAATGGCGGGTGCATTAGAATTCGCTAAATTAGTAGCCGCAACATATTTGAAACAACAATGGGATACTATTAAAGGATTCAATAAATGGTACTTGGCTATATCAGTAGCAACACTTATGTTAATTACATCAGCTGGTATCTTTGGGTATCTATCAAATGCTTTCCAACAACAAAACTTAGAACTACAAAAAGTTGAAAGAGATATATCGGTATATCAATCACAAATCACTAAAAATGATACGGAGATTGCCCGTTATACAACTCAATTGAATAACCAACAAAATATTCGTAACTCACAAGAGAGCAACTTATCCAAACAAATTGATAAGGATAAATCTACTTCAAGGGTTACACAAATGATTAAAACAGCTGATAAAGAAATTGCATCAGTATCCAAACGTATCGATGAACTAACTATACAAAACAATGTAGCGTTAGATTCAATCAATTCAATTAAGAATAACAATATTCAATTAGAAAGAGAAGTTGGTGGATTTCGTTTCGTAGCAGAAGCATTTAATGTTCCACTTAACGATGTTGTAAAATTCTTTATCCTTATAATTGTATTAGTATTTGACCCATTGGCAATTGCACTTATTATTGCGTTTAATGGTTTGATTATGAAACGTAAAGAAGATGATGATTTGTCAGATTGGGATGCTACATTAGGAGATGGATTGGATGAATTGATGGATGAGAATTATAAGGATTATGAGGTATATGGTGATAAGAAAAGACGAGAGGATTTATTAGCCGAAATGATGAAAAATGACCAAGAGTTAGGATTATATGATGAACCAATAACTCTATCAGAAAAAGATGCGGAAGTATTCTTTAATGAAATAGAAAATCCATCAGAACCAAACGAAGCATTAGTAGAAGCAGCAGAAAAATACGAAACCGAAAAAAAAAAAGTTGAAATCACTTCAACAAATTTGGAAGAAGTTACCCTAACTAATGAAGAAAAAGCAGCATTAGAACCTGAAATAACCGATGAGATATTAATGAACCTACAAACCGATTACTCAAAGAGAGCAATTGATTATGATGGCGACGGTACTGTTGATGGGTATGATACCGATGGCGATGGGATAATAAATATTGTAAGAGCAGAGCATCCAAGTAGAGCAGCTGCAATTAAAGATATGTTACCGTACTACGCTAAATCATCTTTTAATTGGGATGATAGAAGGAATTGGATAAATGACCAAAATGCGGTTAATTATTGGATAAAAAATATCAAACCTTCACAATACCCTACTGACTTCTCCGGAAAATCTTATTAATATTTGGTAAATCCAAATAATTTTCGTATATTTGTATAACAACAAATTATACCAAAATGATAAACTTAGGATACGCGTGTATTAATATGAGTATGGGTAAAAAAGTAACCACTAACCGAGCTATGGTTAAACGTACTTTTCAATCCAAAGGCTTAGATTATGTTTCCGAACTTGCATTACTTAATGCAAAGGATATCGTTAAAATTTTAGAGTGGAATCGATTAAACAATATATCTTTATTTAGATTATCATCCACTATTGTTCCGTGGGGAGACCATATTGATTTAACTCAATTAAAAGATTACAAAGAAATTAAATTTGAGTTAAAGAAAGCTGGTGATTACACTAAGTTTTGGAATATGAGGGTTAATTCACATCCCGGTCCATTCGTTGTATTAACTTCTCCAAAGGAGGAAGTAGTTAACAACGCGATTGCTGATTTAGAATTGCATGGTAAGATATTTGATATGATGGGGTTATCTAAAACCAGATTCAACAATATCAATATTCATTGTAATGGTGTATATGGCGATAAGCAATCTGCTATGGATAGATTCATCCAAAACTTTAAAAGGTTATCACCATCAGTTCGTAATAGGCTTACGGTGGAGAATGATGATAAAGCTTCTATGTATTCAGTATTAGACCTTATGTATATTCACAAACATACGGGTATTCCAATTGTATTCGATTATCACCACCACCAATTTTGTACAGGTGGATTGAGTGAAGAAGAAGCTCTTAAATTAGCAGCAACAACTTGGCCGGAAGGGATTAAGCAAGAAGTTCATTACTCTGAATCAAAAGCATTGCACGAAAACAATCCAAAAGAAAAACCACAAGCTCATTCAATTTATATTAACTCACTTCCAAATACATACGGATTGGATGTAGATGTTATGGTGGAGGCTAAGGGAAAAGAATTAGCAATATTACCTTTTATTAAATGTTAACATACACCGCGATATTAGTATTTCAAGTTCTTTTCAATGTATTTAAAACAATGGAAATTAAATATACATACGAAAATAGATTAAAAGATTTATTACTTAATTCAGTTTGGATTAATTTAGTATCTTTAGCTGGTATGTATTTTTCATTACAACCATTGTTATTTGAAAAAGATTATTTAGTGTTACCTTTTTATATTGGTGGTAGTGTATTGGGTAAGTGGGTAGCGATGACTCAAATGGATAATCAAGAATCTAAGTTATTTATTTTCTTTAGAAGTAAAACCGAAAAACCTAAAAGAAATGCCCGTACCAAAACTAATTGATGTAACTCCATTTGAGCCTTTAATTATTAAAGCTCATTATGATGGATTTGATTTTAAAAAATTAGAACCTATTTGTGATGACTTAATAAACACTACAAATATAAAAACACATTTGGAAACAGGAGATGCAGCCAGTTCTGCACCTAATAAATATAAAGCTCCACATACAATATCTGAGTTTAAAGAATTTTATAAATGGTTAGATGAAATATCTCAACACATTATTTTAAATGAATGGAAAATGTACAAAGGGTATGATTATAAAGTTTCTAATTCTTGGGTGAACTTTCACGGAAAGGACGGTGTTACTGAAAAACATCATCACGGACCAACAACATTAACTACCGCTGCTTATTTAAATATGCCTGATGGGGGTGGGTATATTGAATTTAGAGACCCATTGGAATATCACAAAGGGTTTTATATGAAACAATATGATGATGAGATGTATGGATGGAAAACAATACCTGCAATAACTGGTGATGTAATATTTTTCCCTGGTTATATTCGACATAGAACACAAGCTAATACAAACCCAACTGAAAAAAGATGGGTATTAACATCAAACTATATGAATTATTAATTATGGCAAAGGGAATATTAGAATTTGATTTAAATGAACCAGATGATATAATGGCTCATAAAAGAGCTACTAAAGCAACTGATATGGCTTTAGCGTTATGGGATATAACACACAATACAAAGAAAGGATTGGAGTGGTCTATGGAAGGTAAGGAGATTGATAAATACGAAGCGTTAGAATTAGTATATGAAAAGATATACGAAATTTTGGAGGAACATAATATAAAATTAGATGATTTAATATATTAATATATGAATACATTAGATAAAAAATATCAACAACTACTAAGTGACATTATTGCATTTGGTGTGGAGAAAAAAGATAGAACCGGAACTGGTACTATATCAGAATTCGGACATCAAATCCGCCATAAAATGAGTGAAGGGTTTCCATTACTCACTACAAAGAAAATGGCATGGAAACAAATTGTATCAGAACTACTTTGGTTTCTAACAGGCCAAACTAATATTTCTTTTTTATTAAAACATAACAATCATATATGGGATGGTGATGCTTATAAGAATTATTTGAAAAATCATCCAAACGGATATTACACAGACCAGCACGAAGTTGATGGTTTAATTTTTACAGGAACATCTGTTTGGAAAGATGAAGAACCACTATCAAAAGAACAATTTATCAACAAAATCAAAACCGATGATGGCTTTGTAAAAACATGGGGTGATTTAGGACCTATCTATGGAAAACAATGGAGAAAGTGGGATGGTAAGAATGGAAGGATTGACCAGATAGATAATTTAGTAAGGGAACTTAAAACAAATCCAGATAGTAGAAGATTGGTGGTATCTGCTTGGAATGTAGGTGAGTTAGACCAAATGGTATTACCACCTTGTCATTATGGATTTCAAGTTTGGACAAGAGAAGAAGATGGTAAACGATATATTTCTTTAATGTGGAATCAAAGAAGTGTAGATACATTTTTAGGATTACCATTTAACATTGCTTCATATGGATTACTACTTCATATTATAGCAAACGAAGTGGATATGATACCGGATGAATTGATTGGTAATTTAGGTGATACTCATTTGTATTTAAATCACATTGAACAAGCTAAAGAACAAATCGGTAGAGATTCATTTGATTTACCAAAATTAAAAACCGATGCAAAGATGGATGGTATATGTTGTAATGTGCCTGATGATTTTGTATTAGAAGGATACCAATATCACCCAACAATTAAAGCACCTCTATCAAACTAAAACATTATGGCAAATAAATTTTATAAAATTATAGATACCCCAATAAAAGAAATTGGTGAAAAGGTCTATCAGGTACAAACGTTTAATCTTAACTTAAAAGATTTTTTAAAAACTTATTTTGATAAAGAACTATACATTTATGGTCCTTCAATCGAAACTAATCAAATTAGAGCAATAATCATTTAATTATGGCAACAATAGATGTAAAAATCCAGCACCCAAAGAGGGTAGAAAAACAATGGGGTTATGAATTATGGATTCATAATGACCCACAATATTGTGGTAAACTTTTAGTATTCACAAATTCGGGTAATAAATTTTCAATGCATTATCATATGTTGAAAAATGAAACTTGGTATATCCAAGAAGGAGCATTTCAATTTGATTGGATTGATGGTGAGAAAGCAGAAAGATGTTACACACAATTGCAAAAAGGTGATGTAGTTTATATTCAAAAAGGATTACCACACCAACTAACCGCACTAAGTGATAATTCGGTTGTATTCGAAGTTAGTACCGAACACTTTGATGAAGATTCATATCGTGTTTATAGAAATGGACCACAAGATTTAGAATAATGACATATATAACAAAACATCTTCCTTCATTAGAAGAACTTAAAAAAGAATTGGAAGAACATCCTGAAAAAATTAAATACTATATAAAGTATCAAGGGTTCGAAGGACCTACTGGAACTACCGATTATATAATTGAAAAATTAGAAGAATATTATAAAAACAAAAAAAATGAAAGTACAAAAAATTAACGAATCTCCTATTACACAAGAAGATATAAATCTATACAAAAATGCTATATCTAAATTAGAAGGAATCGTATTCAATGCATCTGATGTTAATATCGATAAAAGAATTATAACAATTCGTTTGGGTAATATTGAAGATGAGTTAACATTGGTAAATCCAAAGGTAACAAAATATTCAGAAACACCATTAGTTTATTTTGAAAAAGATACAAACAAATCTAACAAAGTTAGAAAAACAATTAGAGCTCCTTATCTTCTTATTGATACTGATAATTTAGGAAAGGTTGAATTCAAAGCCGAAAAGAACGATTGGAAAAACTCTGATGAATTTTTTGGAGATGTTGGGTTATTAGAATGTGTATTGGTACAAAGAGCAATTGATGCAATTAATGATATTGATATCACACACCCATCACGTCAATATTCAGAAACTATTACAAAAGATAAAGCGCCTGGTAGAAATGAAAGAGTTATGTTACAAGGACCTGCTGGTGAAATGGAATTTGTAAAAAGTAAAAAGGTTGATTCCTACCTACAAAAAGGATGGAACTTAATTTAATTCTAAACAAATGGCAAAATTAATATTTATCATTGAAGAAGCAGAAAATAGAGAAGCCTCTAAAATAGAATTTGAAGTACCAAACGATATGGATGTTTGGGAATATAAAAGAATGTGCATCAGAATGGCAGGAGCTATGGGGTACGCATCATTATCAGTAAGAAAAGCGTTTGGAATAGAATACAAAAAAGATTTGAATAATGAATTCAACGAAATATTAAAACAAGCCTTTAGTGGCTCACTTGTATAGTATGGAGATTTTAGAATTAAAAGAATTAGTAATTAAGCAACAGGAACAAATTCTCACATTACAAATACTAATCCAAACATTAGTGGATGAATTAGTAGAGACTGGAGTTGTTGAAGATGAAACTTTAGATATCCGTTTAAAAGAAAGAGTAAAAGGTATTAAATCTCAAATGAATGATATGCGAAAGGAAACATATAAAAATACTCCTTTTTCATATGGACCTGTTGGAGAAGCCTAATTTGGTATTCTCACAAAAATGTTGTATATTTGTATATTAATTAAAACTTATGGAATACCTAATTGGATTTTTACTAATAATATTATTACCAGCCTCAATATTGATTAACATTGTTCTCTTAATAAGAGGGATAAATATTGTTAAACAAAATGAACAATTGGTAGATACTATTATGGAATATGATAATAAAGAAATCGTTACACAATCAAATTTAGAATCAATGCTTTCTAAAATGAAAGAGATTGATATTAGAGGTTCATTTGAATCCGATGATGAGGTAGGAGCTGTGTTTTCTGAATTAAAGGAAACAATAGAAAATTATAAAACAAAATCTAATAATGCCTAGAAAAAAGAAAAGTAAGCAGTATTTTACAATAGATACTGAAAAAGCAATTATAGAGTACAACAAATCGGATAACACCGATACTAGAAATAAAATTTATGTAGAAGGTATTAAATATCCTTTTGAAAAATTAGCAGAGAATATTCTTAACACATTTAAGTTTTCTTATTTTGATGTATCCAAAGAGGATGTTCAAATGGAGGTAATATCAAATCTTATTGAAAAAATACATATGTTTCAGGAAGGAAAGGGTAAAGCCTTCTCTTATTTTTCCATCGTAGCTAAAAATTATCTTATTCTTAAAAATAACGGAAACTATAAAAGATTTAAAAAAACATCTCTGTTATCTGAAATGCCAGAAAGTTGGAATCCAGAAAATGATTTTAAAGAAACACAAAGGGGTGATGAAATGGTGGAGTTTAAAGACCTTATGTTACGATATTGGGACGAAAATCTTACTAAAGTATTTACAAAGAAAAGAGATATTCAAATAGCAGACGCTGTATTAGAACTATTCAGACGGTCACAACACATAGAAAACTTCAATAAAAAACATCTTTATCTTCTTATTAGAGAAATGACAGATTGTAAGACTCATTATATTACAAAAGTGGTAAACGAAATGAAAAAACATCAAACAAAAATGTTGAATGATTATTTAGACCACGGTATGGTAACATCTCCAAGTAATGAATTTTGGGAAGAAGAATATTTATAATTTATAAACAATACAAATATGACAGATTTATTATCGATGTTGATGCATAGTAGAACACAAGCGCATGTGTTTCATTTAAGAGTTTCTCCTAACGGATTAGCAGCACATAAAGCACTTCAAAAGTACTATGAAGATATAATTGATTTAATAGATGGTATCGCTGAAGGTTATCAGGGAATGAATGGTTTAATTGAATTCAAAGCAGTAAAGGGTTTAGATAACGATGCGGATAAAGATAATATAATTTCGTATTTTGAAGATTTAGTAAAATTTGTACATACTGAAAGAATGAAAGATGGATTAAAGGAAGTTTCTTTCATCCAAAATGAAATAGATAATGTTGAAAAATTAATATATTCAACTCTATATAAGTTAAAAAATTTATAAATCTTAACATTCTAATAAACATTATTTTAGGGATTTGTGATATTTATCATTGAATCCCTTTTTTATGCTCAATAGGTTCTACACAATATAGTTTGATAGGGATAATCGTTTTAGAATAGCGTTTCACAATTTTTAGTTCCGTTAAGTGTTCCGTAACTTGTTATACTAACATAATAAGCAGGAAAAACCATGCAATACGTTAAGTCATTAGTTTTTAACATTAAAGAGTTATTTGTTAAAACGTTTTTAATTGCGGCTATATCTTTTGTAGTATTAGCCCTTTTATTCCAATTGTTTTTTG